AGACCTAGTCCAGGAATGGAACCATCACTTTTGATTAAAGCATGTCGTGATTATACTGATCACATGATTGCTAAATTCAAGAGTAAAGAATTTGCTGAATTCGTTAAAAAGGAATTACATCCATTGAACGATATGCAAACTCTTTGTGGTAAGGATGGAAAACGATTCATCGACGCAATGAAGAGGGGCACAGCTAAAGGCTTCCCTCTCACTGGTCCAAAAGCTGATATGATTACGCTTTTGGATCCTGAAGATCACCCAGGCTTTCAATGTCCTGCTGTTGCTGATCCTATTATAACAGAACAAGCAAGACAAATGGAAGAAATAATGCTTCAAGGTAGGCGTTGTTACGCGATCTTCAAGGCATGTGCTAAAGATGAGCCCACTAAGTTTGGTAAGGACAAAGTCCGAATATTCCAAGCTGCTGATTGGGCTACGCAATTGTTGGTACGCAAGTACTTTTTACCCATTGCACGTTTACTATCATTGTTTCCTATTGATTCTGAATGTGCTGTTGGTGTAAATGCTCAAGGTCCCGAATGGGATCAACTTGCAAACCATATGCGTAGATTCGGCGAAAACCGAATTTTAGCAGGAGATTACAATAAATATGATCTCCGTATGCCATCGCAATTGATTTTAGCTGCTTTTTGGGTACTAATTTCAATTGCAAAGTCTTGTGGTAGGTATTCTGATCGCCATATTAGAATCATGGAAGGTATAGCTACTGAAGTTGCTTATCCTTGCATGGCTTTTAATGGTGATATGGTAATACATTCCGGATCTAACCCATCTGGACAGAATCTTACTGTGTATGTGAATTGTATTGTGAATTCACTATTACTAAGATGTGCGTATTTCCATTTATGGCCTACACAAGACCCCCCCCGCCCCTTTCGGGATGTCGTCGCCATTAGTACTTATGGTGATGACGTAAAGGGATCAGTTCGTGAGGGATATGATTGGTTTAATCATATTTCTTTCTCAAAGTTTTTAGATGAGAGAGATATGGTATTTACCATGCCCGACAAAGAGTCAGAACCCACTGAGTATATGTCTGATAAAGATGCTGATTTTCTAAAGCGTCATAATATTTATAATCCTGAAACTAAAATGTTTCATGGAGCTTTAGATGAGGCTTCTATTTTTAAGTCATTACATAGTGTTCTGAAGTCTAAGGTAGTATCTACCACGGACCAGAGTATCTCTAACATTGATGGTGCATTACGTGAGTGGTGGCAGCATGGACGTGAACTCTATGAATTACGTCGCTCCCAAATGCAAGAAGTAGCTGAAAAGCATGATATTTCGCATCTTTGTTCTATGTTAGGTGTGACCTATGATGATGGTTTACACAATTTTCGTATGAAATATATTGACAAAGATAAAACTGCCTTCACTACTACTGAAGAAGATACTCCCGAATATGTTGATCAAACATAAACATATTCTTGTCCTTGGATGACATTTAAACTCATCAGACCCCGGAGCTATTCGTGGTATAAGTTTAAAATAGCCGTATGTATTTGATTACTGCAACAATTGGGTTTTGCACATTTTTAATCCAATGTTGGA